AAAGACTGAGCGATACGACCCGCATAGACCTGCGTCAACGTGAATGGCAGGAACTTGTAGGTATAGGTCAGGCGGGAGTTGTACTCCCTCTGCCCGATGCCAGCAAAGTGTGCGTTGCCACCAGCAAGAATGAATGCTGTCTTGCCCACAGGATTTTCTCGCAGGAAGGTAAGCAACTCAGGGTCAAGAACCTTCTCCGCCAGCTTGTGGGGGACGTAGACCAGACCTGATTTTGTTCGGTTGTAGGTGTCTGGGAACCAGTTCACCTTTTGGGGGTAGATGATGTCGTCAAAGAGTTCGACGTCTTGGGTTGATGCAGTGCGGTAGTGCGTGAGGTAAATCATTTGCACACCTCGACGACTTCTTCCATCGACGCTGGCTCTTTGGTCTTGCTTCCCATCACGAGGTCATGGAGTTCCTGCACCGACTTGGGTGACCACTCTTTGCTCACCTCGTCAGCGATACCGTAGAGTTCGTCGAAGTACATCAGCATGACCAGTCCGTCAAGGCTGTCCAAACCAATGTCTGCGAAGACATCGTCCATCGACTCTGCGATGGCGACTTTGGCGTGGGCGGGCCTTGCCACCTTTGCCACATAGTTAAAGATTTCAATGAAGGTCATGTTGCCGTTTCCTCAGTAGGTTGATTGACTGCTCCGACCAGTGCTGATGCCCAGTCCTGCCAGTTCTCATAGATATAGGGGCCGGGGATACCTTCGTTCGTGAAAACGTCGATAGCCTTTAAACCTGACGCCCATTGCTTCCACTCCTCTTCGGGAGTGTTTGACGATAGCTGTTGCGCCGCATACGCCTCGCACATTAAACTCGTCCAAGAGTCCCATGTGTGATACCGAGGGTCGTATACGACAGCAATTGCCATATTAGTTTCCGAATGGCCTGACGTCGCCAAGCGTTACGCTCAACAGCACCTTGCCCATTTGGTAATTACCACCGCTCACGTTACTTCTAAAACGCAAACGAATCTCACGCCTTTGCTGGCGCATATCAATCTTGCCTGTGTCAGGGTCAAACGTGTACTCTTGCGAAGGCACGTCTGAAGACTGGGCGTAAGGACGACCAGTGACCTGCAATGTCATCTCGCCCTCTTGGATGAAGTCAGGTTCGACACGCTCCAAGTTGACCCAGAAGTTCTCGCCCACGGGCGCGGTCTGCGCTGGGCCACCAGCAACAAAACCCAAGTCGCTGGTTTGAAAGAAACTGTCGATGGCGTTGGAGGACTCAAAGATGACCTCGTCAGTGCCAATCTCGTGTTGCCATAGGGTAACCCTGCCTGCCGTGTTGTTGAACGTCACAGGGACGGTCGCAGACGCTGTAGCAGGGTTGTCCAGCGTGATGGTGTAGTAGTTGGGCGTTGCGCTTGGTGCAATCGCAATCACAATCGAAATGTCTGTGATGCCCGCGCCAATTACTTGTTGGCCCAACAACACCAAGTTGGTGATGGGGATTTCAATGTTGGGGCTACCGTTCACCGTAGTAGCGGTTGTAGAGAACACCTCTGTCAGCACGCTCTTCTCTGCGCCAGCGTTGATGGGGTACTTAAACACCTGAGAGAAGAAGCCAGCAGTACGGTACGCGCCCAAAGCGCCACCAGCGTCATACCAGCAGTCTTCGCGAATGTTGTAGATGATGCAGTCGTTGCACTCTTCGCTGTCGCCAGACGGGAAGAACCACCAGATTTCGCCAAAGCGAGGAACCTTGTTGGCATAGACCTTCTGACGCTGGGCGTAGTTCAGGTTGTCAAAGAAGTAGTTCTGGTTGAACGTGTTCTTGATTTCCTTGACCACACCGTTGTAGAGCAGGAAACGGTCAACGCCAATCCAGTAGTAGATGCCGTCGTACTCGATGACGCACTGGCTCGACATGATGGACGACTGGCTTGTGATGATGTCATAGCGCCAGTAGAACGTCTGGGGTGAGCCTGCAACCGTCACGGTGGTAGGTGTGTAGCTGACGCGAATCAGCGAGTCCAGCGACCAGAACAAACCTGATGGAGCGTTTGAGCCACCACGCACTGGCAGACCCTTGACAATCTTGGTCGAAGACACGTTGGTCTCGTTGGCGTCTGCGCCGTTCCAGTTGTAGGGGTTGCCTGCTACGCAGTTCTTGATGAGGCCGTTGTCACCATAGACGAAGACGTAAGGGTGAAGCACCACCACGCCACCAGAGACTTCAATGAGGTCACCTGTAGGAGATGAGCCTGCGGTGTCAGCCAGAGGAGCCATGTTGGTTCCGCCGATGTCGCCAGCAAACACAATCGTGTTCACAATGGCGTCAATCTGCGCAAGGTTTTGACCAGCGTGAGCAATCAGCAATTGGTTGCCAGTACCCTGCGAATCAAACATGGAGTCAAACTGCCAAAGGTTCAAGTCGCTTGGGATGAATGAGCCATTGACGGTTGCCACAGGAACAGAAAACCCAGAGCCAGTTCCGCCAATTGATGCGGTCGCCGCGCTCAGGACGTCGCCTGTGTTGTAGTAGTTGCCGCCGTTGGTCAAGGTCACGGTGGTGACGATGTTGCCTGCAACCACGATGGTGGCAATTGCACCAGAGCCAGAGCCGCCAGTCAGAGGGACAGCGGTGTAGGTTCCGTTGGTGTACCCAGAGCCAGCAGTAACTGTCCCAAGCGTAAGGACTTCTGAACCGAAGTTAATTTCCTGAATGCCAGAGCCAATGCCGTTGTTGTCAATGTTGACAACCTCAAGGCCATTGTTGAATCCGTTGAAGACTTGGTTGTTGCCGTCTACAGAGTTGACGTACAGACCACGGGAGTAGCCTTTGGCGTCACTGGTGATGGCGCGGTAGCCACCAATCTTGCGAGGACGCCCACGTTGAAAACGCACCCAAAGTGCGTCTGTGTAGAAGTTCATATCGAAAATCGTGCCATCGCGTTGAACGCCCGGCAACGTGTCGATAGTAAAAACCTTCTTGACCATTAGAACGCTCCGCCAGAAATTCCACCCGTGAAGTTACCTGTTCCAACAATCGCCAAACCAGAAGCCGAAAGCGTAGAGCGCAACACACCCAAAATGGAGATGTTGAACTCACCCGATGAGGCACGGTAAACACCAGTCGATGTCTCGCTGGCAAAGTTCAAAGCAGGCGAAGACACAGTGCCGTCAATCAGCGAGATGGCGGTAGAACCTGCCAGCACCGTGTTGGCGTTCACCAAGTTGACGGAGTCGCAAATCAGCGTGGACTGCTGGTTGGAGCCAATGGTCGCGGTAGAGCCACCCAAGCCTGTGGACAACGTGATGGTGTAGTTCGACGCGCCACCCACGGTGGCGTTCTGAACGTAGTACACCTGCACCGTTGGAGGCACGATGATGGTCACGTTGCCTGTCAGAGTCCCCGTGTACTTCTGCACCACGTTTGACGCCTCTGCGGCGGTCAGGGTGTAGGTTCCAGTGGTAACGGCTTTTGTCAATTGGGTGAAAGCGAACTGCGTGTTCTTGCCAAAGCCGACGGTGTAGAAAGTCGTGCCAGAGCAAACAATGATGGCTGAGTCAGTTGGCTGGAAAATGATGGAGGCCGAGCCGTTGATGAGTTGTCCGCCAGTACCTGTGACGGTCAACGAGCCTGTGCCAGCGTTGCGCACCAGCATGAACCAAGAGTTGCCCAAGGTCGTCGCAGAACTCAGCGTCAGAGTGCCTGCGCCACCTGTCCACACATAAGCGTTGGAGAGGTCAGAGAACTGAGCGGTGTAGTCGGAAGAGAAGTTCGTGACAGGCTGGGACTGGTTCAACGTCTGACCGATGGCAATCAGGCCGTAGCCAGCAAGGGTCGCGGCGTCAGCACCAGAGGAGCCAATACCAAAAGCGATGATGCCCCAAGTGCCTGCGGTGGTTGTGTTCGTGACGATGTAGATGTACTGGGCTTCACCTGCGGCAATCGTGACGATGGTGTTTGCGCCTGTGTAGTCTTTGACCGTGACAGGCACAGCGCCGACGTTGCGAATCAAGGCGTCTTGACCAACCGATGCTTGGTTGGCGGGAGGCATCCACAATTCGTTTGCGCTAGAAGCGGTAGACACCTCCATGATGCGTGCGGCGGCGTCATCGGTCGTTGTGCCGTTGATGGGCCATTCCAACTGCAAGTCAGCCGTCAGGATGATGCGGCGATACGAGACGTCCGTCGGTTGAACGACGTTGCCTGTGAAGGGGGAGTTGTAACTCATGGTCAGGTATCCAATACAGTTGCTTGACGGTCACCAATACGCTGTACATCCTCAGACTTCAGGGTCTGGATGATGAGGTCGTAATTCTGTTGCCACATAGGCATACGCTCATCGTTCTTGATGTACGGCATGGCCTGCAACAAAGACCCATACAGCAAAGCCTGTGGAGCGTAGATGGTGAACCAATTCGTTTGGTTGGAAGAATCAAGCGGCTGGAGCCGCTCGTAGTACAGAACCTCAAACTCATACGCCAGCGCAGGAGATGGAGCGACTATCCAGTGGGTGTAGTCGTAATCGCCGTAATAAACGGGCGCACCAGTCACGGTGGGGTCTGGGGCATACTCACGCAGGTACTCGTACTTGCGAAGCAATACAGGCTGTTTCTGGCCCGCTACGGTCACGTTCATGGATACTGTCTTGTGCCAGCGGGCAGGCTTGTCGATGATGGGCTGACCAATCGTCATGGTCGAGGTCTGCACCGTCAGGTTGCCAAGGAACTTAATTTGGCTGGCAATGATTTGCTCTGCCAGCATAATGAACAAAGGAATCTTGGCGAGAGTATCGGCGTCAGTACGGTCTAAGTAAGACTGTATGTTTTCGACCAGTGAGTCGTAGGTCATTACCGATGCGGTCGTCATTCTGAGGCTCCTTTTTATCCAACATTACGCTCAAAATGGGGACAATCCACCAAAGACTTGAAGTTGCCGCCCCAGCGATTTTTGGGGTTCAAAGTTTCCCAGTAAGCACCCAGTGGTGCGAGGATGCTCTTATCCCAGATTATCTGCCCATCCTTGAAGAAATTCAAGTCGATGGCACAGCGTTTGAGGTGGATGGAGTTCATGGTCTTAGAGCGCCCTGCTTTGACGTGCAAAGCCTGTTGTTCAGGTGTGCGGGCCAACTCCCCGCCAGTGACCATAAAACCTCGCTCAGAGGCGTATTGAATCAGTTTGCAGGCATCCAGTAGGAATGCCGCTTGTTCTTGGCTCAGGCTCATTCTTTGTCCTTCCTGCGCATTTCCATGACCTTCTCAACGGTGCGTCCGCCAAAGTAGGCAGTCATCACCAACATACCCCACTGGCCTAGCAAGTTGACGTAGGCTTCGTTGACGTCGATGCCTGCGGCGCTCAAGCCCGCAAACAGCAGATAGGCGGTCAGGATGTACACCAAGGTCAAGGGGCGGATGTTCTTAGACAGCACGGAGTCAGAGGCCATGTCTGCCTGCCAGCGCTTGCTGACGTTGTCTTCTTGGTTGGCCTGCGCGGCGAGGAGGGCTTTGAGTTCCTCCTGCTCAATGCGGGCCTTCTCGATGCCCAGTTCCAGCAGGCGCTCTTCGTGGTCAAACTGAAGCTGGCGCAGTTTCTCGACTTCAGCGGGCGATGGGTTGTCAGAGATTTTCACGCCCAGCGTGGTTTCAACAACTTCCTTGCCCTTTGCTTGAATCGCAGATGACAAAAGGCCCAGACCATTCTGGGCCAATGTACCGAGCAGTGATGCAACGATTGGAATCATTACTCCCCCTTGGCGGTTTGGATGGTGTCGTTACCCTTCTTGACGGTGACTTTGTCGCCTTCGACCGTCACAGACATAGGAGGCTCTTTCTCGGCAAGTTTGTCCAGCTTGTCGATGAGTTGCTTCATCACCTCAAACTCTGGCTTCTCTTGCTTTGGGGTGGCTCCAGCGATGCCATTCAGCATGGAAATCAGAGCCACAAGCGCAGAGCCTAGTAACCCCATCACGGCGGCTATCTTGCTCTCTTCCAAAAAAAGGGATGCACCGACACCAATCACCACAATCAGCGTGATGTAAAACAGTCCTTGCTTACCAATTGCTCGTCCAGCAACGTCTTTGGCGGGCGAAGATGCCTCCATCTTGCTGAGTTCTACGGCGGCTTGCGCCTTGATGATTGCTATGTCGTTGCTCTCGCTCATTTATTTACATCCCCAAAATTCGTTTTACAAAATCGGCGGCAACGCCGGGGCCAAGCAACACAGCCAAGATGAGTACATACAAGAGATACTCAATCTTGGTCATGCGCTTGGAACCATCATCGAAGCGGGCCTGAATGCCCTCGTACCTCTGAGCGCAAATTTGCTCATGAGCAGACAATCGTGCTTCCGTTTCGGTAACCATTTTTATATCGTGCATGATGTATGCAATTCTCTCTTGGCGGTTAAATACGCTTGGTGGGCAACATCGGGTTCATCAAAATACCCAAGGTGAATTTTCTTGCCATCAAGGTTGATGTGAGCCGAGAACTTCTTCCCAGCCTTGTAATATGAAACCCCAAGAAATCCCGAAGTGTTGTGCTTCGGCGGCTTTCTGTGGTTGTGTAAATTTTGTTGCTGAGTGACCTCGCGCAAGTTGCAAAGCCTGTTGTCAAGGCCGTTGCCATTGATGTGGTCAAGTGTCTTGGGAATGTAGCCGTGAGTCAAAAGCCACGCAAACTGGTGACCTCTCATTCGCTTGCCGCAGACACCTATCTGCAAATATCCACCATTGACAACGCCAACTGCGTCACCAGCTTTTTTTGGGCCAGATGTTTTTAGGCGTGTAAAAGCCCCAGTCTCTGGGTCATAGGAAAGGTATTCGCTCACCAACTCCTTGGTGAACTCCTTGCCGATAAAAGAGACTGGGCCTTTCACGTTCACTCCGCTTTTGGTTGCTCAGTCATGTTGGCTTGCGCTTCCTTCTGCAAAGCCTCAATGAGTTGAAAAGTCTCTTGGTACGGGCGCGTGCCGAGGTAGCCAAGAATTTGATTGACCAGTTGCGTTGAGAGAGTCAGTTTTTCCATTGCCATTTCCTTCAAAAAATTCCGCTGTTATGGGTCAGCGGTTCACCCTTATTCGTCAGCAGGCAGGGGCGTGTTGCCCTCGGCCAGCCATTTCAAATAGGCTTGGTAGTGTGGGTTCTTATCAGCAATGCGGACAAGCGCGTTGTCGGTCAGACGCAGTACCCATTCTGGTGAACCGCTTAATTCTGGTGGGCAAAGTTTGTACATTTAAAGCTCCGAATCTGCGGTGAAGTGAAACTGATACATTTCAGTTTGCGTTCCAGTTGTTGTCGTAATGAATGACCCTAAGTTAGTTGCTCCAGCTCCAGCGCTACTAGAGACCGTGTATTGAACATTTCCAGAATATGTAGAAATTTTACCGCTTGCGTTTGATGCGGCGGGGTCATAGAACGTAATTGTGTTTGGAAGTACACGTTTTTGCACGGCAAAGGTCGCGTTAAACATCATTGCTCTAGTTGACGTTCCTCCAACAAATGCCGCAGCCGCTGAAGCCATCCTGATTCCATTTCCAGTGATAGTTCCGACTGCCGTTCCAAGTGGGTATGAAGTTTCAAAATACCGCTGACACAAAGCCAACTCAGTGCCAATTGAACGGAAGTCAAACGATGTGGCTACAGTGCCTACTTCAAATTGAGTTCCTGTGATGTAGAAGGTAGCGCCGTTTGTGCTGACCACACTGACTGCACTTGGAACAGAATATGAAGAAGATGCCGTCCATGCGCCACCAGTGTTGCTGTAACTTGAACCAGTGCCTAGACTCCAATTTACAATAATTCCAGTACCGTTGGTAGAACCCCATGTTCCAGATGTATCGCCAGCAATAGTAATACTGATTTGCGTCCAAGTATTGGCTACGGAAACTGAATAACTGAATGGATAATTTCTAGAATTGCCACCAGTTATTGAGCCACCAAAAGTGCCAGTCAAGGATGAATAAACCCAAAAAGATAAAGTAACAGTTTTTGCATTTGCCGTTCCCCATCCTAAATCAGCGACGTTGTACCCTTCAATATTTTGTTGAACAATATAAATATCACTTGACGTTAAAGCATAGGCAGATAATGAAGTACAACCTAAATAGTTTTTAAAACCAACTGGTGGGGTTACCGAACCAGCATTTTGTTGAACTGTAAATTTAGAGGTTATAAGTCCATAAGCGCTCCATCTATCTAGTGTATAAATTCCTGTTGCATTCTGAGTAACACTAGCCCCCGCATTCCTCTGGTCGATTGTCATCGCCCCGTTTATGAGCCGATTTTTGAACGACGACGCATTGCCAGCGCCCAGCGAGTAGCCAGACTCTGTGGTCATCTTTTCTGCTTGTACTGTTCCGTAACTCATGCTTGCTCCTCTGGTTTGACTGGCATTTGAATTTGTCTCCAGTCGAGGTTTTCATATTTGGGATGCACAACAATTGTTGCGGTGCTTGGCAAGTCGCGCAGGGCTTGACGATAGTCTTTCCATGCTTGCGACAAAGGCACACCAGTCTCTTGAGACTTTGTGACCATCCAGTCGGTTTGAGCAAGAAGTTCGTCGCGTTTGCCACGCAACTCTTGCATTGCATTTTGTTCTGGTGTCATATTCATCATGTTGTGGTCACTCCGAGAACTTCGTATTGAACATAAATTACAGGGTCAACAGTAGCCGTGTCCCCATCAAACCCAATGTAGTACACCAAGTTGCTTGAATTGTGAGACCCATTTACCAAGGTTTGCGCGGCCCCTTGGGCTGTGTATGTGTAAAATATTTGGCCTGTAATGTTTGGTCTTTGTGTAAAACCATTAGCCTGAGTGACAATAATTTCACCCCCCCACAAGATGTTGGGGTCTACTGTATAAGTGTCTTGGTTCATTTTTCCATAAGTGCCGCTTGTGTTTGAGGCAATGCCGCCAGTTCCTCGATACCAGCCATAGTTATTCCACTCAACGCTGGTAAAAAGACTTGTATCGCTGTTTTGCATCGTGAGGTACATGGCGGCTATACCAGTGCCGCTAGGAGCATTATGAAATGCGCGAAAACGCACAATAGAAATACCATACGCTGTGTTAATTGGAATGCGCACAGCATTGGTTCCTGATGTAGTTCCAGAAACAATTTCCGCAATCTTGCCTTGAGTCACAGACCCTGTTGCAAGCATTGCGTTGGTGACGATGCCTGTGCCCCCAGACGACAACAACGTGCCAGTGTTATCTGGCAACGTCAGTGTGCGGTCAGTGTTGCTGTTCGGTGAGGCAATCGTGAAGATGCCTGTGCCGCTGGCGTTACCAGCTAGTGATACCTTGCTCATGCTTGCCCCTTTGGATATTTGGCTTTGACCGCTTGGCACGCGGCGATGTAGGCGTCAATTTGCGCTTGGTCGCCCTTTACCACGCCGTCAATGTATTCAATGATGGATGGATATTCGTTGCGGCGCTTTTCCTTGTACTCGTTGGCGGCGTACTGACGCGCAAGTTCATCTTGTTGCTCAGGTGTAAGATTTTGCATACCCATGATTCTTCCTTAAACGTAGCTAATAGTCATTGACGAAAACGCTTGCAGGTTCTCAAGCGGCGAAAGAATTTCAATAATTCCTTGGACACCACCAGTATTCGCAATTGGGGTTCCTGCTTGTTGCCAATAAAACGCCGCAGTACCGCCGGGGTTTGTCCAAGAGCCAGCCGCCAAATCTCCCGTAACGTAATTGCTTGATGAATAAGTACCGCCGCCACCACCAGAGGTTGCAATCCGAGCAATGTATTGCGTAATTGAGTCCGAAGGATATTCACCGTTAAACAGCATCCTAAAACCTACCAAAGCCGCGCTATCTGTACGAGTAAAAGTTAATCTTAAAGCCTTTGAAGAGCCTGTGCTTTGGTACAGCGTAAAGTAAATCTTCATTGACCAGCCGTAAGTTCCGCCAGAGTAACTATTGACTGCCTCAATGCAATCAACTTTTACGTCAGTCCCAGCAACTATGGTTGGTACGGCGTAAGCGTTATTAAAGTTTCCCTTTAGCTCAATATTTTGGTTTCCAGAGCCAGACTGTGAGTAAGCAACAGCAACATTTGCGCTTCCGTCTGACAACACAATATTGTTGTTTGAGGCAGTAAGATTAAGGCCAGATTGAGTGCCAGAAAATGAGCCAAGAAATGTGTTTCTTGCGCCAGTTGTCATGGCGGAGCCTGCCCCCACGCCCAAGACGGCGTTGGTTGCTCCGCTCCCAGCACCTTTACCAACAGTCACTCCATTGAAAGAGCCGTCTGCTGTCGAGTCCACATCTGGTGTGGTGATACCAGTTGTGCCGTTGATTACGACTGCCATATTTTTCTCCTTAAACCACTGTCCAGACAGAACCTGACGATACCGTCACAGTGATGCCTGAGTTAACTGTTACTGGGCCAGCGGAAATTGCGTTTGAACCTGCTGGGATTGTGTAGTCCGCAGACACGGTTGCTGAGTTCACAAACAAGCCGTTGCCTGCCACCAATTCGCTTGACTGGAACTCGCCAGTGCTTGGCTTGTACAGCAGTTTTGCGTTGCTGGTGTAAATCGTTGAGGCTGTGCCTGTTGTTGCGGCGGCAAACAGCGGATAGACGTTGCTTGAAGTCGCAGTGTCGTTGCTCAATGCCGCGCCACCCACAGAAGCCCAAGTTGTGCCGTTGTAGCCCTCAAACTCGGTCGTGGTGGTGTTGAAGCGCAACATACCACTCACTGCGGTAGGACGCTGTGCAGTCGTACCCTTGCTGATTGTCAGAGCGCCAGTCGAAAGGAAGGACGAGTCAGAAGCCGCAAGCAAAGCGCCATTTAAGTTAAGCACATTGGCGACAAAAGTCAGGTTTGCAGAGTTGTCAATGGCTGATGTACCAGCGCCAAACAAAATGCGCCCTGCGGTGATTGTGGTGAGTCCTGTACCGCCGTTTCCAACAACCAGAGTTCCCGCCACCGTTACCGCGCCCGAAGTCGCAGTCGATGGAGTCAGACCAGTCGTACCAAACGAAATCGTGCTGACGTTGGTCGTCGCGGCGTTACTCGCCAACAGCTTGACCGTGCCGCTGTCGTTGTAATACAGCTTGCCGTCAACGATGTTGAGCGCTAGTTCGCCTGCCGCAAGGTTTGCCGCCAGAGGAACGGCAAGCGCCGTTGTACTTCTGTACAACTGAATTGGGGTGTAGTTTGTTGCCGCCATTTTAGAAAGTTCCTCCAGAAATCCCGCTTGTCAGTGCGCCAGTTGAGGGATTGCAAGTTATTGATGAGTTTACCAATTGCCCCAGATTACCGCTAGTCGCATTCACAAAAGTGAGGTAGTTGGTCGCGTTGGTTGCGTCCGATGTGATAGCGGTGTTCGTTGCGTTTGTTGCGTTTGTCGCGCTACCCACAGACAGGGTGGACTGAGCCACATACTGCGGAGCAGAGCCAGTCGAGGTCAGAACCTGACCCACTGTGCCAATAGCCAGCGTAGCCAGCGTTGTAGAGCCAGAGGCGTACAACATATCGCCAGTGGTGTAGGACGCCAGCCCAGTGCCGCCGTAGCCCACGCCAATGGTGTTGCCGTTCCATGTGCCTGCGGTCAGCACGCCCACGCCAGTGATGCCCGTGTACGAGCCGCTGATGTAGCTGGAGCCGACCGTGCCAGAGGTGATTTGATTGCCGTCGATGGCAATTGCGGTCGTTGCCGCCAAGGTCAATTGGCCTTGAGCATTTACCGTGAAGGTTGCCACAGAGGACGCAGAACCATAGGACGCCGCAGTCACCGCCGTGTTGGTGATGCTGAAGGTCGTGTTGGTCAGCGTCAGGCCAGTGCCAGCAGAGTAAATCTGTGCGGACGAAATCTGAGCAAACGTGATGGCGGTCGTGCCAAAAACGATTGGGCCAACAGTGTTGCAGATGTAGGTCTCGCCCGCGCCTGTGTTGCCAGCCTGCACAAAGAACGCGTCGCCTTGGCCCAAAGAGTTGGGGCTGAATGGCGCGTAGGTGTCTGCGTCGGTTGCGCGAGTCAACACCCAGTTTGTAGAGCCACTGCCCACGGTGGTGACCGTGTACACGCCGTTTTCGGCTTGGTTGGTCTGGTTGTAAATCAGCACGCGCATACCAACGGTCGTCAAGACGCCGTCGATGGTCAAAGCCACCTGAGTGCCTGCGTTGGTCAAGGTAGCGCCTACGCCGTCGCCAGCACCCCCGGGTTGGTTGTACGTCGCATTCAGGTTGCCCGCAGTGTTTGGCGACTCGACATACACAGGGTCGTGGTAGTGAATGCCAGAAGCCGCCAGCGCGTCCACATACTGCTTGGTCGCCAACTGCAAGGCGGTTGTTGGGTCTTGCGTCACAGCGACCGAAGTCAGCCCGCCAAGCGTCAGACTTGTCCCGCCCAGCGCAATATTGGTTGTGCCAACAGTCACTGACGAGTTGGTCAGCGATGCGTTTGCAATGTTGGTCAGCGTGTTCGACGCGCCGTCAATTGTTTTGTTGGTCAGCGTTTGCGTGCCAGTCAGGGTCACTACGCTGGAGTCAATGGCAATCGTCACCGCGCCAGAGCCGTTGTAGGACGTGCCTGACAGACCTGTACCAATGGTCAGGGCGTTGAGGTTTGAACCCAGCGCCACGCCAGAGATGGTGCTGTTGACCAAAGCGTTGTTCGGGATGCTGGTGAAGGTGTTGGTTGCACCGCTCATCGACTTGTTTGTCAGTGTCTGCGTACCTGTAAGGGTGGCGACAGTTGAGTCGATGGCGATGGTGACAGCGGTCGCGCCGTCGTAGGAGCCACCAGTCAAACCAGTACCGATTGTCAAAGGATTCGTAACCGAAACGGTTCCAGTGATGACCGAGAACGGGATGGTGGTCGAGGCGGTCATTGCGCTCGTGCCGTTGCCGTAGACGTAGCCAGTCAGCGTTCCGACGCCAGTGCCGCCATTTGCCACCTCAAGGATGCCACCAAGCGTTATAGCGCCGCTGGTGGGGGTGGATGGGGTCAAGCCTGTCGAGCCGCCGCTGAAGGTCGTTACGCCACCAGACAGGGCAAATTGACGCCAAGAGCCTGCGGCATAGCCGTCAAAGGTCTCGGTGGTGCTGTTGAAGCGGAACTGACCATTAGAGCCAAGGGGCTGTTGGGCTGATGTTCCGATTGGCACAGTCATGGAGGCAGTGCCGGGCAACACCGCGTTGTCAGCCAAGCCAACAGTCGGGGAGCCGCTCACCGCGTTGCCGTTGGTCAGCGTGATTTGATTCGCAGTGCCAACGATAGAAGTCGAGTTGATGATGCCGCTCGTGTTGACCGTCACCAAGCCATTGCCGTACAAGTTCGCCAAGGACAGCACCTGACCAGCCAAAGCCACGGTTGGGTTGCCTGCGATGCCGTCACCGTTGGTGATGCCCAGTCCAGCGCCTGTGACAGCGATGGAGCGGTTCACCAAGGTGGTGGAGTCGGTCTTGACCTGAATGCCTGCGGCAGAGTTCACCAAGGACAGCAAAGCGCCCGTGGTGCTGATGTTGAAGAGACCCTGCGCACCGCCGTCGGTCGAGGTCAAGCCATTGGTCACGCCAATGTAGCGACTGTTGGGCAGTTGAGGTGTCTGGATGAGCGTCAGGTACTGGTATGTCTGCGAAGGCGAAGCCGCAATCGCGCCAGTCGTCGTTTGGACGGTGACCCCATTTTGAACAATAGGAACCGCTTCAGTGCCTGTAATAGCACCAGCGGCGGGGAGTTGGGTAATGGCGACTTGTGCTGACATTATGTACTCGTGTTATCTGGCGGGTTCGGTGCAATCGTGTCCTTATTGCCAGTGCCTGTTGGGGTCTGGGTGTTCTGCTCAGTCGAAATCAAGAACTGGCTTGAGCCATCCATTGATTGACTGCCAGTCATAAGGTAATTGTCGTTTGCCGCTACGCTTACATCAGGACGGGCAAAGCGAAGGTTGATGCGTTCGGTTTTGCGTGCCGCCAAGCGGTAAGGGTCAAGGGTGTCCCAACAGCCGTCACCGCACACGCGGAGGCCGGGCGAGTTGCCGTCAGGTCTCAAGTCCACATACGGCTTCTTCATCTTGCATCTATCGCATACAGCGATGGCAACCGAAGCGAGACCAGTTGTGTCCAAGAAAATTGGCATCTATTACCTCGTGTAGACGGAAATGTTGGGGGCGAAGTAAATCGGTGACTTGTCGCGCTCTTCTTGCTCTGCTTCGTACAGGTACTTCTCAGCCATCTTCTCCAGATAGCCGACCCTGTCCATTGGTACTTGCGGGAGTTCGAGGCTCATACGGTGAGCCAGCATGAAAACAATCGCCTCGTACCAGCGTTGCGGAATCTGCAATTCGTTGGTCAAAGCACCCACATCCATGATTTGGGTGGAGTACCACACAGTCATCTGCACGAAGGCATTGCTTGGTGTGGGCCACAGGTAAATCGTGGGGTTAGGGATGGTGCGGTCAAACCAAAACTGGTAAGGCTGGTTCGCCGTGAAGTTCTTGTTGGGCAGGTTGGTGTAGTCGTCGCGGTTCAGGCGAGACATCATCACTTCGGTGCTGTTATTGCCCACATACCACTCGCGCAAGGCCAAAGTAGTGCCACCAGAGGCCACGATGCGGTAGTAGGGGACGTTTTGCCCCGGGTCAATGTCAGTCCACACCCATGTGTTATCCGTCACCGCAACGGCTCCGAGGTCGTCCAGCGTGACCCAAGTAGAGCCATCAGACGAGTATTGGAGCGAAATATTCCATGTGGCTGACCCACCACCAGCGATGTATGGCAAAAACCCGATAGAACCCGCATAGATGGGGTTGTTCGTGCCGTAATTGATTGTAAAGTTGCCGTTTGCCGAAGTTTGCTGGGTGTAGGTGTCAATGTTGTTGTCGTACAGGTTCGCCACCACACCACCAGCAGAGGAGGTGTAAGCGCCGTCTGGGCGCGTCATGGTGCGATACAGCACGTTGAGCGTGTCTACAGCCCCGTCAGGCAGGGTGTAGCGGTATTTGTCAGGGGTGAGGCCAATGACCTCTTTGCTGATGCACCAGTATTGAATGCCACGGTTGATGAGGTTGGACAGCAAGAAGCCAAGCGATTGGCGTGCAGACAGAACCTGCTCGGAGGTCAGTTCTTCCGCCAGTTTCCCGCACCGACGAGCGCCGTGGTCAATCAAGGTCTGTACATTGACCGTTTGTCCGTAGGTGTCAGAGTACGCCATATCAACACTTCCATCGTGCAAGCGCCGCCGCTTTTCGCGTAGGCTTGCCTTGTTCGTCTTTCATCGGCCCAGCCATACCACTCATTCGAGCGCAGAAGGAGTCCTTGCGTGCGCCTCCCTGTGGCTGGGGTGCTTTTAGGTTTGAACCAGTCTCTCGATTGTACTTCTCGCGACCTTTTTGTGTAAGACCTGCGCCTTGTTTTGTTGGCAATTTTTCGCCACGTCCAACAGAAAGGTTTGGCCCACCTTCTTTAAATTTTTTACCCTCATCAGCCTTGGAAAATTCTTTACCAACTTTTTGAGGGATGCCAACTTTTTTGGCAAAAGAAGGGTTGTGCGCAACCGCTTCCATCAATTTGTGCTGGGAAGATGATTTGCTTGGCATGGCTTACCAACAAGTTTTCTTAGACGAGCCGCCATCTTTCATCTTGGCAGTCTTTGCTGACTCAACGAAATCTTGCTTTGTTGGCGCACCTTTGCTACCAACTTTGCGCATCTTTTCGCCAGAACCCTCGGCTATCCGTTTTTTCTTTGCGTTGATGTTGGCATACAAGCCATTTGGTTTGCTTGGCATATCAAGGCCCAGTTTTAATCAAAATAATGTTGAAGAACGCACTCACGATGTTGTTGTTTGACGCACCGATTGCAGACGCGCCGATGCAATTCTTTTCAGGCACAACGTAAGGCGGGTCAAAGTCATACGCAACTGAGCCATTGTTGATGGCAGACACTGCGCCAACACGCAAAATGTTGTCTGCGCCATGTTGCTTTAAAAACGAAGTCACAGCGGTAGAGCCTGTGGCTTGACCAGAAGTGATTACGCCCTTAATGACGTACCCAGTGAACCCAGCAGGCACGCAATAGTGCGCCGTGGTGCGCTGGTTAAAGCCAGTGGCAATCATGTCATACAGCACCGCAGGAACGCCAGTAGTGACGGTTCCTGTGCCTGCGTTGATGTCCCCAGCGTTTGCGCCACCAGAGCCTACCGTTACGGTGTAAAACTCGTTGACGTAAAGATACAAATTAACTGTGTTGACTTCAGTCTGACCGTTCAAAATAACGGTCTCACTGACAGTGTTAAAACTGCCATCCACGCCAGAGATGAACACGGTTCGAGCGCCAGTTCCTGCGGCAGTGTCGCTTGCACTGGTCGAACTGATTTTTAAAACTGAGGCCGTTGTTGGATGGGGAACTGTTCCGCCATTGGGCCAAATGGATTCCTCTGTGGTGTCAAGGTCTGGGTTGTAGCCAAAGACAATGACATCAGAGTGACCCTGTATTTGATTGCGTGCAACTTGAAGGCCAAAAGGCTCAAAAGTGCCTTGTCGCGTGATTGACGAAATAACTGTTGTCATTACGCAATACCAGCTTGAACAACATTCATTGTCACTGAGCCAGCACCAGAGTTAACCAGAACCTTCAAGCCAGTGATTGGAAAATTGATTGAACCATCTTCGTTGCCAGTTTTGCTGGTGATGGTTGCATCGTCGAACCAAGTTGTAAAACCAGCCGACGGGTCATCGTAGCTGTACTGCACAGAGTAGTTGACAGTGCCAGTCACAACTACCGCAAAGCCAATATTTACAGGCGTCACGTTTGTGTTTATCACCACAGCATTTGTGGAGCCAGCGCCCGTTTTTGATACGGTTTGTACCTTCATGTCCTATCCCCAATTAGAAGTAGGGGCCGAAGCCCCTACCAATTTTTAACAAGCCCTACCGCCGCTCCGCTTTTTTGCAGGAGGAGGAGAAACAGTCTTGCTGACCTCGCGCTCTGTAGTCGTTACCGCGCCTTGACCAGTAAGGCTGTTGAAAGCCTTCTTAGCTTGGCGTGGCAAGAACATCAGGGCATCTGTCACCATCTTGCGGTCTGCCTCGTTCTCTGCCTTTTCACGGGCATAGTGAGCGTCATACGCGCCTTTCGACATATCCATCTCTTTGTCAGAGGTTGCACCACCACCAGCCATCTTCATCTTGCCGTACTTGCTGTAGACCTCATTGGACTGAGCCTTTGCCTGCTTCATCGCAGTCTTGTTCTCAGCCGCAAAGTTCTTCATCAAGCGACCTTCAGCGGGAGTTACCTTGCCACCTTTTTTGAAAGTGCCAGACAACTCGCTGATGGAGACAGGTGCAGACGGCTTTTTACGGCCTTGGGGCATCGCGACGGGACGACCTGTGTCAACAGTACCCCCCGCCGCGTAGGCTTTTTTTGAGGTTTTACCCCCAGCTTTAAAGCCTCCAGCGTTACCGAGCGCGACACCACCAGTCTTGTAGCCACCGCCGTTACCCATCTTCACGTCGCCTGTTTTGCCACTGGTTTTGCCAGTGTATTCAGCCGTGTGCATATCGGTATTGCGATACTTGCCACCTTGACCTTCGGTGTTGATGATGCCGTTACCAGCAACACCACCCTTGGCGTACTTCTTGACGTCTCCGCCCTTCTTGTAGCCACCAGCGTTGCCCAGAGCAACGCCACCAGTCTTCAGACCTTTATGGCCCTTGCTGGCAGGCTTGGACTCGTGAGACTTCAGTTCTTTTTCAAGACCCTTCATCTTCGACATCTCAGCCTTGTG